CCCACAGGTCTTTGCCCTTGCCGAACAGGTCCGGCATCATCAAAGTTCTGTCTCCCACGCCGACCATGCCGGAGAGATTGGAAAGGAACGGTACCTCATTGCTGATGTTATACAGCGTGTCCTCCACAGCGTTGCCCCAGTCAAAGCCCTCCTGCGGCGTCGGAACGTCGTCGAACAGGTCTGTTCCGAACATGGCGTTGCTTGCCTTGTTGAGCATGTATCGGATCCAGTCGTTGGTGGTCAGGCCCTCTCCGGATGCAATGAAATTCATGGACATGCCGATGATATCGAACGGGGCCGGAGTCCCTCCGTAAAGCTCCTCCGTCACGCGGTTGACCACAAAGGCCGCAAGCACGGTCTTCAGGATCACGCTGCTGAGCACGCGCGCTGCCTTGGCCTTTCCGCTCTCCGCCGCGATCTGCCGGAACTGCCGCGGGAGATCCTGCGACACATGCTCCCAGCTGTTGAGCGCCTCGATCTGGAACATGTTGACCATCTGCATGACGGGTGTCTTGGAATGGAACATCAGCGGCTTTGCGCCCTTGGTACGGTCGCCCATGATGGAGCGTGCGTAGGCGTCCGCTGCCCGCATGGCCTCCTCGTGCGTCTTGCCGTCGCGGATCGCGTCGAGGTATGCCGCTCTGGCCGCGATCGTCGACATCATCGTGTCGACGAATTCGGCCGGCTTAAACATGCCGGACATAAACGAGTCCGCGAAGGTGTTGGAGATATAATCCACGCCCTTTTTGCCCGTGATGAAATCGCTGTCCATCTGGAACTGCCGCAGCTTTCCGGTTGAAAACTCCAGCGCCGCCTGTGCGATGGAGCGCTTGCTCCGCTCCCCGAGGATCGTCGGCAGCTGCGCGATCTGGTTGACGGCCGACGAGACGTTGCCCGCAACATTTGCCCTCGCAAACGCCTGCGTGAGCTGTGTGCCGAGCTTCAGGATGCCGCGGCCTCCTCTGTGCTCTGCCCCGCGATCTCCGCCGAACTGCTTCCCTGCCAGCACGTCGCCGTAGTTTTTCAGCCAGACGGCAAGATCGGAATACCGCGTATTGTTTTTCTCTGAGGCGAACAGCTCGGCGATATACTGGTCAAGCTGTTTGTTGATCTCCGCCGTTGTCGGCTCTGCAAAATCATCGACCCGCTTCAGCTCCCGCAAAAAGTCCAGCTTCTCGTCGCGCTGCCCGCTGCGGGAAAGCTCTATCGCCTCCGCCAGCGAATTTTTGAAGTCGTTCTTGCCGCCGAGGCGTGTATAATTTTCCAGCGCGCGGATCTTCTGGATGTCGTCCGTGTGGAAAAGCACGTCGGACAGGTACGTCACATAGCTCTCAAACCCGTGCACGATGTCGTACTCGGTCTGCGTCCCCTCGCGGCTCTGGAAGAACGGCGTCCAGCGCTTGTTCGGCCGGAAGTCCTCCGTCCTGCCCGCGATCTCCGCCGGGAGCCTCGTTGCGCTGGCGTTAAAGCCGAGCGCCTCGAACGCCTGGTTGAGCAGGTTTACCTTGTCGGCCGTGCTCAGGTGCGGCGCGTAGTAGTCGATCTTGCCGATCGGCTCGTCGCCGTGCGACACGAGAAAGTCTGCAATGGCGTTGTAGTAGTCGTCGAAAAGCTGCCGGTACTGCTTCACGGCCGCCGCGCATTTCTTCTCGTCGATCTCGCCCTTGAGCCCGTCCTTCTGCGTCAGGAACTGTGCATACTGCTGCGCCCACTTGCTTTCTGCGGCGTTCAGGTCGAGATCCGTTGCCACGCGCTGGATCTCCGCCTCTCTGGCCTCCGCGTCCGGGCTGGCCTTCTGCGCGGTCTCCATCTTGGTCAGCTCCGTCACGGCCTTCTGGATCGCGGCCTTGTTCGGCGATTGGTTAATCCGCTGCGCGGTCGCCTCGATGTCGAGGGCCATGTGGACGTAGGCACTCTCGGCCTTGTTCAGGCCCTTGACCTTGTCGCCCTCGCCCTGGAACTCGCGCACCGCGTCGAGCTGCCGGTTCATCCAGCGCAGCCGCTCCGCCTCGTTTCTCGTTACCGGGTCGAAGTAGTACCGGTTGATCTCCTCACCGCGCTTGTCGCCGAACATCTTGAGCATCGAGCGCTGCGGCGTCCGGTAGTTGAGTACGAGCAGGGCCTCCTTGTCAAAGCCGCCCGGATCGCTCATCAGCTCCAGCTCGTCCGGCAGGAGCTCCATGGCCTTGTAGA